GCGATTGACGGCCTGATAGGCGATGACGTTGCGCCGGTATGCCTCATCCGCAAACGCCGCATAATCGCGCGGAGACCACACGGGCTGACCTGGGGTCATAACATGCGTGTAAGCTGCGGCGGATTCTTTGACGCTCGGCACGTCAGCGCGCCCAAACAGACGTGGGAATTTCATCAATGCGTCCTCTGCGGCGTGGCTGTTGCCGAAAGGTAACACGTTTAGCAATGTGTTGCCACTGCGCCACACATGGCACGGGATAGGTGTAGGCCGTCCACCTATCTTGTGCCACGCATCACAACGAGCTTAGAGCCTGCGCAGCCTCGGAGCGGATCGCGCGCGGATTAGCGGCTGGAGCGCGTAGCGGATTGAGTCAATAAAATGGTTGTGATCGTCAACAATCGCCGGGAGGATGTCGCCGCTTAGGCGGTCCACCTTGTGCGAATACAGCCGCGCCTCTCGCGCCGCCATCGGGCAGTCCGGGTGGATCGTCATGCCCGCCGACTTGATCCAGCTAACGCCATCCTCGACGCTGCCCGCGCCCTTCTTGACGCCGGTGATGCGCGGCAACCCATGGCGCGACAGGTAGCTGATGCTCTCAGGGCGCGCGCTATCGGCCCGCGACGTGTGGCGCTCTATGCCGGGCAGGCGGTCAATGAGAAACGGCGCGGTGTCGTCAAGCTCAAGCCCAACCTTGCCAGCCTCGCGCCGAACGTGAACGCGCCCATTGTGCAGCCACACCTCGACGGCGGTTGTGGGGTCCTGTGCGAAGCCGAAGTCAACGCCGTAATAAGGGCCGTCCCAGCCGTCGCCCGGCTCAAACTCTGCCACGTCATAGCGGGTCTTGAACACCTGCGCGTCGGTGATCGAGAGGAAGCCGCCCTCCCAAACGTGTTCATACGTGTCCGGTCGATTGCGCTGGTCTCGCAGGCGCTCAATCTCAAGCACCGCAGGGAACCACGGATTGTCTCGCCAATTGAGCGTCGTGATTAGCGTGTCGCTGTCGCCCGATGAGATAAAACGCCTGTGCGTGGCGCTCTCGCCGCTCTCAGGGTTATAGGTCACGATGTTCTCGGACCCTTCGGCGCGGATCGTCGGCAACAGCTTATCCCACGCGCTGGCGCTAACGCCCTCGGCCTCGTCAGTCCAGTTGTCTAGGATTTGCGCCTTTGACTTGATGCTGTCTAGGTTGTGCCGCAGGCCAGCAAAGGCAAACGCAACCCGCTTGCACTTGGTGCGAACATATCGCTCGCCAATGTCAAAGCGGTTGAGCATCCAGCCGTGAGCGCGGATCGCCGCCTTGATCTCCTCAAGGCTAGACTCCTCAAGGCTGTTGAGGTGCTCTCGGCTTGCAAGGATTACCCCGTGCCGCCCATGAGAGGCGTGCAGCAACGCCCTGTGCGCCGAGTAGACCGCAGCCCCTCGCGTCTTGCCTGAGCCTCGACCACCTGGGAATACCCGATTGCGCGCAGGCTTGGCAAAGTTTTGCGCCATCCGCTTGGGGATGCGGATTTCATGCTGCGTCGGGGTCATCAGGGTCCACGCCCACGAAGGTAACGCCGATTGGCGACATTGTGCCATCCGTTGACTTGTGGTCAACGTTCTCGGTGAACATCGCCATGTGCTTGCCGAGAGCGACAACCGACGCGACGCGGGCGGCGTGAGACGAGCCTTCGCCCTCGCGCTCGGCCTCAATCACAAGGCGGCGCAAGACATAATCTTGCGTTACCTGCGTGCGCTCTTGTTGCTTTATCTGCCCGTCAGCAATCGCGGCACGAACCTCAGGATTCTTCAACAGCGCCGAGCCTTGGGCATACGAGGTCTTTGGGCTGTAGCCCGCCCGAAGCGCCGCCTGCGTTGCATTGCGATCAATGAGGTATTCGGCGGCGAAGATGGCCTGCTTTTCGTTCATGGTTCCTCCAATGAAAAAGCCGCCCCCCGCGTTGGCAGGAGGCGGCAGTCGCAGGAGGAGACGACAGGCACATGACAACCCGACAAGGCCAATGTCGCACGGGTCGCGCGGGCGGTCAAGCGCTAGTCGTCGCCAGGCTCCCAGTCGTCTATCTCTGCGTCAGAGTCCTCCTCAGCGGAATCCCAGATCAGCCCCTCAGCGGAGCTATACATGCCGCCGCGCAGGTAGCCCTCAAGGATAGCTCGGTCGTCGCCCCTCATGTTCATGGCGTCGGCGGTTGCCCGTATTTTCACGGCTCTTTTTTCACCGGGGGTCATGCCGGAACTTCGGCCACGCCAGACGCTTTGCAATTCGGCCCACCGCGCAGATACGGCGCGACCCTCAGCGCAATCTCACGGGCGACCGGGGCGCTCGGCTCCACAAGCAACCCGCGATGAGCCACGCATGTCGGCGAGGGTGTCTCGACGCAGCGCACAGTCACCATAACCGGCAAGTGCGCCAACGCGGCGACCACCTTTGGCGCTTGGCGCAGAACGAAATCCATGCACGCGGCGTGCGTTTGGAATTGAGAGGTCGCACCGCGCTCAGGCTGGTTGACGCACGGATACGGCGCAACGATGCCGCAAGCGAATATTAGCGGGATAAATATCATTCCTCGCCCTCCATCCGCGCAATTTCCACCACGATGGCGTCGCGCATATTCATCAAGTATAGCTTCGGGTATCCGTTGTGCTTACTCGCCCAAGCTGCCTGCCAAGCCTCGCGAATAATCCGACCGCGCCGCTCGCGCATCTGCCGAGTAAACTCGCTTGGCGTAAAGTCAGGCTCAGCCATGCACGCCAGCGCCACAGGCTCCCGCGCCATTGTCGAAATCAGGTCATCCGCGTAAAACAGGGCCTTGCGCAAGTCCTGCAACTCCGCCCCCTTCAGGTGCGCACGCATGACGTATTTTACGACATTTGAAAGGTTGGCGCACAAGCAGCGCGAGAGGTTGATAACCTCAATCGGATGAAAAGTGTAGTGCGCCGGGGACGTTACAGGGTCGTTCATGTCGTCTCTCCCATAATGCAGCCCCAAACCCGCTGCCACCATCCGCGCTTAACCGGCGCAGCATCCGAAACGCCCGCCGATTTCCTCGCATCGCTCAAGATCACCTGCACCGCGTTCGCGACTGGCACGCCCTGCTCAAGCGCCATGCCCTCAATCCAGGCGAGCGACTTGCACCACTCCGGCGTGAGGCGCTGCGGCGCGGCGTGGTGCATCATCCACAGATAGGCCTCAAGGCGATCCACTATGTCGAGCCGGTCGCTCGGCTGGTAGCTGACCCCCATGGCGGCGAGGGCGTTGGTCTCCGCTATCAGCAGCTCAATCGCGAGCGTGTTGTTGGCCCGCTTGGCAGGTGACGGCACGTCGCCGGTGACGCTCTCGCCGAGGTCGTGCGCGATGCAGGCCCAAAGCACCTCAGCGTCACCCGGCCACATGGCATGGGCGAGGATCGCCGCAGCCGCCCCGTGGTGGCCTAACGTCTGGCCCGACTGGTTGAGGTGCGGGTTGACGTGCCAGCGGCGCACCATTGTGGCGAGATAGGCGTCGTGGGTGTTCATGCTTTCCCCACCCCGTGCCAGTCCGCATCCACAGCGTGCGGCGACCTGTCGTCAATCGCGCTGAGGCAGTCCTCGCGGTAGGCGTGGCGTCGCGCTGCAAATGCGGAGTATGCCGCGCCCGCCTTTGTGAGCGCCCCCACGGCCCCGCTAGTCTGGGGTGCTACCCTTGCCGCCTCCATGTGCCTAGCTGCCGTGTGGCGCAGGCTCACGCCGTGCAGGCCTACCATAACGCCAGCCACCTGCGGGCGGGTTGCGGAATAGGTTACGACGCGCTTAGACGTGTCGCGGTAGCTCGGCGGGTGGATCACCGCTAGGCCAGCGGCGGCGAGTGTGTCGATGAACGGGCGCGCGTGGCCGATTTTCAAGCCGACGGCCTTGCAGATTGCGCCCTCAGTCTGCGCGGCGGTGCATAGGCGGAGGTAGGCGAGGACGACGGCGGGGTAATCGGTCACGAGGCTACCTCCCAAGGGGCGCGGACTAAGCTCACGCCGTTGATGCGGGTCGTTGCAGGGGCCGCGCGAGTCGCCCTGACGTTGTAGCGCGCGGCGATGTTAGGCCCGAATGACTGCCGCACAACTAGGCCGCGCTTCATCAGCCACGAGAGGACGCCCTGCGCGGCTGGGATGCCGCCGTTGGCATGGCTGGGGAATAGCGCACCCGCCACGGCTCGGACCGTCGCGCCTGGGTTATCGCTCACGTAGGCCGTCACCGCGTCGGCTACCGGGGAATGGTTGCGGCGGTCCGTATTGCGGGGCGTGGTCATGCTGCGGCCCCGCTGACTTCCTTCATCCCAAGCGGCGTGATTTTGTAGACATACATTTTCACCGCGTTTTGCGGATAGCCGCGCGTTAGTAGGCCCTCCACAACCAGCGACCTCAAGATTGCGGTGTAGCCCTTTATCGCCGGGAGCTTTTGCAAGACGTCGCCAGCAGTCCGGCCTCGGCCATCGCTGAGTAGCGTTAGGATTTTGCCCTCGTCTAGCGGGGCTGCATCGATCGCCCGTCGCCGCGCCTCAATTTGATCCGCTGTCCGCTTGGGCGCGTGCTGGCCCGCAACCGGCGCGGGCGCGTGCTTAACCTCCGCCACCTTCGCGCGCGGCTTGCGCTGCTCAGCGGCGACCACGGCGCGCCCGGCTGGCGTGGTGGCGTAGAGGTCGGCCACCCGCTCGATCCAGCCCAGCGCGATTGCAGCGGCGAGCGCGTCGGGGATTGCCCTGCGCCGCTGGGTTATCCTGACGGAAAGGTCGCCGAGCGTTGACCAGCACGCATTGCGCCCCATTCCCGCTGCGTCCCGCTCGTGGATTCGGAGCGAGACAGTCACTAGCAGGGCGGCGGCGTTGGATTTTGTCGGATTGGCGGTCATGTTCATCTCCTGTTCAGAAAGGTATGGTGTCTATCTCGGCGAACTTGCCCCGCGTCTGCGGCCTCGCCACCACGTCAGCGCCGGGAAAAAGGCGTTGCGCTTCTCCGAGCAATGCAAGCCCGCCCGCCTTATTCAGAAGCGCGCTTGCGGCGTCGGCGAACGTGTAGATCGCCACTCCGGGGCGCAAGGCTTCGGCGCGCTTCCAGTCGGCGGCGTCGGCTATCAGGCCGATGGTCTGGCCTTCGTATTCGACCTCATGAATTGCGACGGGCGACGCCAGCCCGGCGGCAGTGCAGTGCGCGTCCATGATCTCTAGGGCGCGCATCACGCGGGGCGTCACTGACTGGACACCGGCGACGTCGTTATCGTCAAGAGCCTTGTTGAGCGCCTCCACCAACTCCCCGTATCTCGACAGGATGGACCGATAGCCTTCATGGCTTTCCGGTGGAACGTGGGCGGGCGGCGTGACGGGCAGGATACCCGGCAGGCGGTCAATGCCCCACTTATCGTCAAGAGCGCTGTGGAGCCGATCCAGAGGCGCGAGGATCATATCGCATCGGATCATGCCTGCGTGGTCAGACGCGCCGGGGACTATGATCCGATCATCAGCCTTGCGGCGTCGGCGTGGGTGCGGCGTGGTCATGCGAGCCTCCTGATTGTCGTGTTTTTCGTTCCATCGTTCCATCCACCCCCGGCCCTAAAGGGCCGTGGGGAGTGGAACGGGAGACGCTGTTGGCAAAGTGGAACGGTTGGAACGTTCAGGATATTTGCGTTTGCGGTCATGCGCTTAGCCTCTGTTTTCGGGGCCATCGTTCCAGGTGGAACGGCGGAACGTTCCAGTGGAACGATGGGGGTCATTTAGGGGGTCTGGAACGTTCTCCCTTTTTTCCTTTGCGTTCATGGACTTAGACGTTTTTCGGCAATTTTGGCGTGTTTGGTTTTGCCCAAAATTTCGAGCCCTTAATTTCACGCGTCTGGCGCTCCTGCGTAACCGTTCCTGATCTCGTCAACGGCCTCCTCACCCTTCGCGGTGAGCTTCCATTTGCGATGCCCTCGGGCGATTAGCTTGTCCTCTCGCAGCTTCATAAGCAGACGCTGGAGCGTTGATTTTTGCGCCTTGCCGTCTTGGTTGACTAGGCGCAGGTCGATGCACCGGCTCGCAACAGACTGGCTGGGGCTGTCTGCCAAGCTCAAGAGAAGCGCGTCCTCGCGCCCCACGGCCTCGCTGGCAAGCTCCATCGCGCGCATTTGCAGGACTGGCGATGCGATCACGCTAGGCATAAGCACGCCTCTCTTGTCGATGACGCGAACGCTCGTGGCTGTCGTTAATTCCATCTGCACCGCTTCAAATTCGGGCCCGCGAATCTTGCCCTGCCAGTGCAGCGACATGATGCGCTCCTCGCGCCATACCGTCAGATTCCCGTCCACCTCGTTCAAGAGCGACGATCCGCCTTTCGGCGTTAGGTTGTTTTGCGTCGCGTTTTTGACCGGGTGCGCTGGCATAAGCACGGCGGGGCGTGACGGCAGGGCAGTCAGGGACCGCACGACACGCG